TCTGCATATCATTCCTAAAAAAGATCGAGTGTAAGGGTGGCCGAAGCCACCCCCACACATCGAAGAACTACTACAGGGTTACGCGGCGCTGAGCCACGCGAATCCAGTCAATCGAAGCGCTGAGCGCCTGTCCAGCGCCGTTAAGAAGAGCAAACACCCAACCCAACCGAACATCGTTCGGGAAGGTTGTACCGGCAGCCGATGGAACAGCTACCGAAGTTGCGCCTTTCTGCGCGTTGACGTAGTAATCAAGCTTGTTGTCACCGCCGCGATTGAACACCATGCCGAGCTTGGCATAATTGTCAGCCACCAACGTGGCCGCATTATCAATCGTAGTTATAACGCCACCGTCATTGGCCTGATGAACTGCATCAACTCCATCCGGGTCATCCTCTGGCTGGAAAAAGCCAACAAGGTTCTGGTTGGCCAGAGTCCCGGCTGCGGCAATCGGCGTAGTGGCCGTCATTGCCACGTCTTCAATCAACCCAAGAAAGAACCCAAAAACAGCGGTAATGTTGGCTCGCTTAATCCGAGCCTCAAAAACAAGCTCTCCTGCATTCTGGATCATCTTGAACGGGTAGATTCCCTTGGCGATCGACAGTCCTTCGTTGTCTGTCGCCTCAACCAAAGTCCTCACGCCACCCTCTTCGTCAGCCTGCAAAAGAGTCGCGCCGGCAGAAGTGAATACACGCATACCCATCCACGGGTCTACCGTTGTAGGAAGCGTTTCCGTATAGGACATATCATGGAAATCTTCCCATTGATGCATCCATTTTCCAGGACGCTCAAGCTCGGCGTCCACCTTACTCCACAGCAAAGGAGACGGCAGTGCACTGGTGTCCGCTGCAATCGTCCCATCCGCATAACTGTCATATTGCCCTGGCATACCAGAACCTCCTTACTTGCTGAGAACCGCATTGCGACGCGGTTCGTAACAGACCAGTTGACCATCAAGGTAGCGAACGTGTGTGTAGGCCAACGGCGCTTCACGAGACGGATCGAAGATGTTGTCCTTCAACGTGAACCCCTCCGTGCTTGTCCAGAAGATTGTGTTCCAGTCGATCATGAACACCACGTCTTTGTTCGACCCGAGGTAAAGCGTGAAATCAGCCGAGTCCAAATGAGGAACCGCATAATGCGGAACACGGAACAAATCGTAGTCAGACCAGCGAGCCTGCAAGTCGGAACCGTTGTTGTCGTTTTGCTGCCGCTGAAGACGAGTCTGAATGATCTTGTTCGCAGTAGTCGTGTAGCAACCGCGATCCGGACCTTCTTTGACTAGATTCGGAAAGTCTACCGGCGAATGGAAGTTGGTCTTCAACGCCGCGTAAGTGAACTTCTCGACGTAATCGGTATCGGAAAAAGCCGTGTACTGACTGTTCCAGTTGCCCCACTGCGGATAGGTCACGCGGCTGATGCCACCCGGACCGCTGGTGTAGTTGTTGTGGTTCAGATTAAGGAAGTTACCAGTACCGGAATTCACAATTCCGGTGAACCCGGAATAATTACCGCCTGTCGATTCCGGTTCGCTGTACAACCAGTAGCGAAGAGGAAAGGCCGTCTTGGTATCGGAACTGGTCGGAGGAGCGCCCCAGAACCAATTCTCAAAAGCATCAGCAAAGTCCTGATCGCAACCCAACGACCGCGAGGTAATCAGGTTCGTCAACTCTTCCGCGCCTTTGCAAGCAGCCATTTCACGCTTGTTGTACGACCAGTGGGTACGACACATCCGCCACGGAACCGATGCGCGAATCTGATAGTCGCGCCGATCGATACTGACCGGATCGTCCATGTCAACCCACTCGAAGGTGTCACCCTTCGTCACCTGTACGTTCCATTCAAGCCCCGTACCACCGTAAGTGTGGACCTGAACCGGTAGGCCAAAGTTGATCTTGGCCGTCCCGTCTTTCATGGCGCGACGAGCATTCCGCTGAATCGCCGGAAACGCCGTGTATTCTGTTTTTGTGTTGCTGATGTTGACGAAATTCCGCTTGTTGTAATGCGGGATCGTCTGTTGCAGCAAGCCACTATGACTCTCTACAGCTGCCATAGCCAGTCTCCTTTATGATCCCGTGTTGAACGGATTACGTCCGCCGTTACGTTCAAATGCTTCCGTTGCGAAACGGAGTGATTTTGAGTAATCATCCTCCACCTCGGTTTCGGAACCCAAACGCGACGACATACGAACCACGGACGCGGGAATTTGTTTTGAAACACCATTGGTGGTCGGTACACCTTTTGAATAATCCGACTCGTTCCACGCTTCACGCATCGCCAATTCGACAGCTTTAGGCGTCAAGCCAAGCGCATCCGTATATCGCTTAATCGCCGGTTGGAGATAAGCGATGGAGAACGCCGTAAACTTTCTCGCCTTTGGGTCGTTCGGATTGTTTCTTAACACCTGGTCTATCTGCGAAGGAGTGCCAAGGCGTTCTGTAAAACCATCCAACTGGCCCGCTGCAACGTCGAACATGGTTACGACCTGGCTCGCCTGTTGAGCAGACTGGTCGTATGCCGCTCTTTGCTGCACATCGTCGTTCCGCGCTTTGCGTAACACCGACTCGATTCGTTGATCGATACTCGCATTCAACTGGTTGACGTATTCTGCCACCTGCTTGATCGGCACCGTGACAGACTCGTCCAGTTCTTCTTCGTTCAACGTCAATTCCAAAGCACCAGACGTTTCTGGTGCCCATGACGTTTCTTCGTACTGCTGAGGCGCCTGTGTTCTACCTTGTCCATTCCGCCATTGGCGAAACGCGACCAACTCAAGCGGGTCCATGCCAAACTTCCTAAGGTCTTTGACACGCTGAAGTGCAATCGCATCTTCCACGTCGGAAGCAGTGGCAAACTGCTTTATGCGGTCTTCGTGAAACCCTTCCTGCTTGGCACGTTCAATCCACACGGGATCGATAGCCGGAATTGACTCTTCCGCTACAGGATCAACCTTGGGAAGGAACCGACCTTTGTCGTCGCGCCCTCTATCTTCCTGCTGTTCAGACGTTTCCGACTCGCCACGACTCTCGGCAAGAAACTGCTCTGCCGCCTGACGAGCGGCTTCCATATCACGACCACTGGACTGATCGGCGGTATCAACCGTCTCTGTCTGCGCTTCACCCTGCTGAACAATTACTTGTTCCTGGTCTTGCTGTTGTGTCAGTTCTTCAGACATCGATACTCCATCAAAATTTCAAACCGGGCGCATAAAAAAGACGGCACTGCAAGGGTGTAGGCCCCTACAAGCCGTCTCAAATCTCTGCATCACATGCGGTGAGTAGCTATCTCACATACACGCTAGCCCGGTATTGTTCGTATTACGCTACTTCAACGCAGTCCTTGTTTCCTGTCCCTTGGTCAACCGCCATAAATTTCAGGGAATGGCTCCCTGAACTGTGGGTCTCTTCCTTGTATTTCAACACGCCTCCTGGCGATTTCCTGGTAATAAGGAAGTCTCATCTGCGCCACTTCCCGCGCGTGCGATTCTCGAGAGTGTTATCGCGACCAAGCAGACCGCCGAACACATTGTCAAGCGGACCCTGGGATTGACGAAGAGCCTGAACCAACTCCGGACCGCCAAGCATAGTAACAGCCTGGCCGCCAGGCGGAGCCTTGGATTGACGAAGAGCCTGGCCGCCAGGCGGACCCTGGGATTGACGAAGAGCCTGAGCCAACTCCGGACCGCCAAGCATATTAACAGCCTGGCCGCCAAGCGGAGCCGGACCGCCAAGCATAGGAACAGTCTGGCCACCAAGCGGAATCGGAGCCGGACCGCCAAGCGGAATCGGAGCCGGACCATTCCTTGTACGAGAATGATTGCTCTGTGGCTGTAGCGACGTCTGTGGCTGTAGCGACGCTTGATACGCTTCGTATCGCTTCGGGTAAAAAAAGGCACCAAGCGGGTTACTCTTCCACGTCCATTGCCCAGTCGGGTTCTCTTTGGACCACTCTGAATTCGACGAATGGTTCGCCTGGGTGTCCTCGGTGGCCTGCTCGTCGTATCGACCTTGAATCGGAGCCGCCAATCCCCGCCAATCAGGATTGTAAAGTTGTGGAAGCCTTCCGTGACCGATTGGATTGTTCGGATTCATGTCTACGGGAGCGCGAGGACCAGCATGAGGCATTATTCATACTCCTTCGGAACCTGTCCTCTAAAGTCGCCGGGACAAGGAGTTCCGCAACCGGCGTTATGGTTCACACGCTTGTGAGCGTGCATCCACCTGTCGAACGAAGAAACATCACTGTAGTTAGCGGAATAACCACCAGCGCCAAACGGCTTATACTCTATACAGTCGGCAACGCCAAGCGCCCTGTCTTTTGCCATTGCGTCAGTCAACGCCGAAGCGCCACCGACAACGCCATTGCTGAACGAAACCATACCGCGCTTAATCGAAGGCTTCTCCGGCTTGGACAGAACGGTACTACGATTGGCTCGGTAGTCAACACGAGTTACGGTAGTTCCCTTTTTACCACGCTCTATCCAGACGACCGAATCAGACATCACCAGCCCTCGTTTCACTCACGCTACCTGCTCCTGTGACTGCTGCCCGCGACCAAGCATACGCATCATCTCAATGTTCTCACCGGAGCCGTCGCTTTGCGACTCACGAATGTACCGTTTCGGATTGCCACCATCATAAGGCTGAGCGCCGGAACCGCGACCCGGACCAAGAAGCCTCTGCAAATCTTCCGGGTCTTGGTTTAGAATCAAAACGTCGTACAACTCAGGAAGATTATGAGTCTTGGCGACATGACGCATCAACGCCTCTACGTCCAGCGAAATGCCCTGCGCCATAGCCTGTTCGGCCAGTCCCATGTAAATCTGAACCGCGCCCAGCAAGTCAGCCGACCGACTCTTCGGTGAACGATCAACATAACTGTAAGGTTCAACCGATATGTTCCACTTCAACTCACGAACAAACTCACGGTGCTCCTTCGTCCATGATGTCGAATACTTCATCCCCGTACCCGGAACCGACTTCGATAACGTCATCGACTCATCAGAAGGGTCACGCAAGTCAAACCAGAACACATCCTCAGCAAACCCTTTGACGAACTTGAACGCCGTACCCTGCATATCTTCCAGCATAGCATTGGCCGCGCCAGCCAATAGCCGTTCCTGACCAAGCGTATCCCCTTGCTGGCCAAGGCCCATTTGGGATTCAAGATTGCCCGCCGCATAGCTGAAATCAGACTTCTGCTTTTCGGCCATCGCAATCGTGTCCGGAGAAGCGCCGCCGACATGCATCCACCGAACCGCGCCGTTCTCCTGCAAAACAGATTGATTGTCGACCGCATTCAGAACTGTTTCAGCCTCTTCCTTGCTCGCGTTCGTATAAGCCAAAAGTGCCTTGGCTACTTGTTGCTGGTGAGTCGCCTTCACATCCAGCATGTTGAACGCACGATGCTTAAACAACAAATGCATCAATGGAGGAAGCGGCATTGCCGAATTGGGTGGCTTTTCGTAGTAGAGATAACGATACGGTCCGTGTTCCGGTCCGTACCAGTCAATCTCAGCCAGCTTCAACGACGGGTCTTTACGCGGGTAGTAGATCAGCTTGTTACGCCGTCTCTCGAAGATACACCACAACTCAACGTAATCGTACAGACTGAGACGCCTACCGCTCGGTCTGGTCTGCGAAGACTTCTCGTCTTCCGGCTCGGAGTCGTAATCGCCGTCCGGCTTGACCTGTGCCCGAACGGCCTGATCGAAAAGCGGATTTTCCAGAACGTCAATCAACGGTAGTCGGAACTTGTGACCCTGAATGTCCGACTCTTCCATATCGAGACAATCGTCGTCGAAAACGTGGTCGGCACGAGGAATCGCTCGAATCTGCAAATCGAGCTTCATTTCCTTCTCGGTCCCGATATAGGCCGGAGCTACAAACAAAATTCCGTAGCTGACGTTTGCCTGACGGGAACACTCGGCCAACTCTCGGCTGGCGTTCGACTTCTCGATCCTCTTATTCGCCGCTAACTCTGCGTTTTCAGCCCAACTCTTTAGCTGCGGAATTTCAATATCGGGAGTAACCAGAACGCGAGGTGCCTTAGATATGGTCTGACGGCAAATGGCCCTGTTGGCCATACTGAGCAGGTTTATCGATGTTTTCAGCCCTGAAGACCCGTCAAAGCGTGGATATTCGTCACCCTTCAAGTGCTCTACCAACTTGCGGTGAAGAGCACGATGCGGCCTTTGCCGGTCGTAACAGTCCTTTACGACCTCGGTGAGCCTGTCAAAATGGGTGTCCTGTCCAAGCATTTACCAAACCATACGTCCAGTATTACGAATATGCAAACAGTATTACGCAAGCTGAGCCTCAAATGTTTCCTTTGACCGCTTCTGATTGATCGCTCTCATGCTCCCAAAAGGCGCTTCCATGCTGTCGGTAACGGCCTGATAGGGATTCTCCAACAACAGGCAAACAACAACCCTGGCTATCGTCCGGTCACCGTGATTCTCTCTAGAACCGGACGGGTCGCTAGAATGCAAAGCCGCCGAATGGACCGGAGAACCCTTTCCACCCGGAGGATTCTGGTAATGACGCATCTCGTCGGCGCACTCTCGACCACGCTCTTTGAACCGACCCTCGCAAATCATCTGCTGGTGAAGACCAAAAGCCAATCGAGCCTTGTCGCTTCGGCCATCCTTAAACCAACCGAACTTATCGTCCTTGTCCCGCCACAGGTTATGGTAGCGCAAGTCCTTAGCCAAAACGTCGCCGAAATTGGCACCAGGACCATTCCTCTCAAAAATAATCCTGGCCGGAGCAAAGTCGGAACCCTCAAACCACCGACCGGCAGCACAGGCCACCCGCGCGAGACGGTCAGGCCTCATGCCATGAGTCACAAATTCTGCAACAACTTCGCCAGTGAGGTGGTCAACGACTACCAGAACACTGTTGGAAGCGCCGCGACCATCCTGATCGGTGGTTCCTGCGGCAATATCGCAGCCCATGAGGTAACGTGTATTTCTTGGCGGTCTACCATCGGAACCCAACGCCAACCACAAACGCCACCTACCGTTACTCTGATCCACGAATCTTGATACAAATGGCCCACTTTCAGAATCATTAACGTCCAACATGCCAACCTGCAACGGTTCCATTACCGTACCCGGCTTGTCGGAAGTACCAAGCATCTTAAAGAACGTATCCGGGTGGTAAAACCCGCCGACCTGCTTCGACTCGTCAGCAAAATACTCGGAATTGGCAATAACAGGGTCGTGGTTGATTTCGTCCAGCTTGCGGACCAGCCACGGAGAAGACCGTTCGCCCGTATCCAGATCAATCGTCATCCCCTCGGCATAATCAGGATGCATATGCCATTCAAGCGGAATCTGCTCGATACCCGGAGCATCCTTCAACGTAGTAGAAAAAGCGTGATCCAGGTTCCCAATACTGGAAACCCACAACTTGCACGGACTAAACTGCGAAAGACCACCGATAATCTCGTACAGATTGTCCGTATGAGCAGCCTCGTCCCACAACGCAACCCAACCACGCTCCTGACGACCAGCCTTGCCGGTAGCAGAAGTTCCCCAAAAAATCGAATTACGCTCAGGATTAGCAATCTTCATCCGTGTCCGGTATGGCTCCATCCGTGGCGTATAGCCGTGAGGCCACAGCCAAGGTGGCTGATAGAGATGAATAAAATCAACCTTCGGAAGCAACTTACTCCACTCGCCTGAAAAACGGCCACCCTTCGATATGGTAATCGTACCGTCAACCTCCTCCTCGCGACGAGAACCAACAAGAATGTGACGGTTGTCAAAGAAGTGCCAGCAATGCTCCAGCAAAACCATCGCCATCCACGTTATACCCATACGACGAGGCTTCTTCACCCGCGCAGAACGACGATTACCACCATTCATACAGTCCCAAAGGACGGTAAAAGCCTCAACCTGGAAGTCGTAAGGAAGGAACGGAACCGCGCCAGGAGTACCCGAATCGTCACCGGCATCAAAAATCGAGACAAAACCAGCCGTGTAAAACAACAAGTCCTCTCGACACATGCGACGAAGAGTTTTCTGGTCATCCTTGTTAGTCGTGGAAAAGGCCCGCTGACGCCAAAGACGGTTCTTAGCCGGGTTAAGTGGAACCAGATTGTCGCAGAAGTGTGGAAAGAAAACCCGCTGGCGACCCTCAAGAGTCAAATCGATAAGACCGTGCTTAGACATGAACACCTACCTCTTCATACGCTACCAACTGACCAAAAGTGTTGTATTTTGAGTCAAGAAAAGTAACGATGCCATCGTCGTAAAACATGATAAACTCCCCACCCTCACCGCAACCCTTAACCAGAAGCGAATGGGATGGGTCAAAACAATAACACCACGATCCAACGTCAACCCAACCATAGGCACCGGTAACACGAAATCCCTCAAAGGAATCGGCTCCCAAGGGAGTCTCCATAGTGACGATCCTGGGAAACGAAGAACCAGGAGCACGGTCTTCGATACTACAACAAGTAAGTGAAATCCCGTGCTTAGACATAGTGTTTCACATGAAACGCCGATTAAAGAATCACACCTCATCCCCAAATAACTTCTCCATCAACTCACGCTGATGTGAAGACTGATCCTGAGCCGCAGCGTCAACCTCATCCTCCTTAAACGCCTTCTTCTTGGAACGAGCCGTAGTATCGCCTGGACTCATACGCTTACGCAAATACTCAGTCCAAAAGTTGTCCGACCACTTCTCGCTGGTCCTAACCTTAATCGCCAAGTTCAAAGTCGCCATAGAAGGAGCCTTCTCAATCGGTGGACGGTCCAGGTTAATATAGGCACCAACCCAACGAACCTCCTGGTCGATAGCAGCAATCTCAGGCTTACCCATCAATAAACCCTCACGGCAAGCCAAAACAAACGCAGCGTCAGAAGGAGGAAGATCGTCAAAAGCAGATAACGGAGGCGTGTTGGCATCAAACGTCAAAAATGCACGGTAAGCAGCCTCACTCAAAACCCACAACGTACGACCACGCTCATCCAAGTAATCAGGTATCTCGTCGCTTGAACGAAGAAAGGACCGAAGCTCCCTAGAACGAATCTCCCATAACGGACGCAACCCTGCCATCTTCAAACGCTTGTCAGCCTTGGCACACGTCTCACCCGTAGGAAGGATACGGGTCATGTACGACTCAACCACCAGTGACTTGAAATCTGTAGGATACATAAAAACAACCATAATCAATAAACGGCAGACGTGCAAAACCAAATAACGCGCACTTCTTCTAAACGACCGTGCTTGACCGGACGTGTACAACCAGACGATCAGACGATCAGACGATAAGACAACCAGACGATGCGTTGACTTTTATCGTTTAACCGTGTGTGACCAGACGATGCTAGTATATACGCGCACACGCGCGTAACCACCCGATGGGTTCAGAACCGACGACTGCCATTGGGTCCCATAATCAATACACGTCCGATAAAGAGTGATCTGTTGCATTCGGTTTGCAATCTAAGTGCCTGCGTACACTGGACTTGCGCTTGACCGATCGGTCTAGAAGTGCCATTGTCGCGCGGGTGTTAGGGTGCGGCCGATATCGGATATGGTATCGGTATCGAAACGTGTCAGAAACGTGTCCGAAAGTAGGCACAAAGCGCGGGCGCTGGCCGGACGTCTCGAAGATAGCTACGTCTCTGAACGTCTCTGAACGTCTCTACGTCTCTACGTCTCTCTACGTCGATC